TACAAACAATAATTAAATTTTAAACTATGGCTAACACCGTAACAGGAAGCACATATGCTGGAGACTTCAACGGAGATTTCGTTGCAGCAGCATTATTAAGCGCACCGACAATTGCAAATGGATTGGTAACCGTATTACCGAACATTCACTACAAGAGAGTGATGAAGAAAATTTCAACAACAGGAAATGTGTTGGTAAACGCTACATGCGATTTTGACCACAACATGGACGTTGATGTTGCTGAGAGAGTATTAACATTGAAAGAGGTACAATCAAACGTACAACTTTGTAAAAAAGATTACCATCAAGATTGGATCGCAGCTCAAGCTGGATATTCTGCATACGAAGATTTACCAGCAGATTTCAAAAGCTTTATGCTTGCGCATGTTGCTGGAATGACTGCATCCGCAATCGAAACTTCTATTTGGGAAGGTTCTGCTGGAACAAGCGGTCAGTTTGACGGTTTAGTAACTTTGGCTTTGGCTGATGCAACGGTTGTTGATGTAGCTTCACACGCTGCGGTAACTGCTGCAAACGTTATTGATAAATTAGGTTCTATTGTAGACGCTATACCATCAACGGTGTACGGTTCTGAGGACTTGACTATCTACGTTTCAAGAAACATTGCAAAAGCATACGTTCGCGCACTTGGAGGTTTCGCAGCGGTAACAACTGCAAATTCAGGTACAAACGCGCAAGGGACACAATGGTACTCTAACGGAGACCTTACTTTTGACGGTATTCCAGTAGTAGTAGCAAGCGGACTTGCTGATGATACTGCAATGGCTGCTCAAACTTCTAACCTATTCTTTGGATGCGGTTTATTGAGTGACGTAACTCAAGAGGCTCGTTACATTGACATGGCTGACGTTGACGGAAGTCAAAACGTGCGTATAATTTATCGCCTATCAGCTGGAGTTCAATTCGCAATTGGTTCTGATATCGTTCTTTACCACGCATAATTATAAACTTGAATACTTAAAGGGGGAGGTAAAATGCCTTTCCCTTTTTTTGTTCACAATACTTAAAAACACATGAGTTGTGATATAACAAACGGACGAGTTGAAGAGTGTAAGGACTCAGTTTCTGGACTCAAGGCAATTTATTTTGCCAACTTCGACGACCTGTCCACCGACAACATTGCATACGATTCCTCAAATACTGATGTCATTGATACTTGGCAACCAGCTACGGCAATCGACCTATTTAAATACGAATTAAAATCGAATGAAAATTCGTTCTCCACCGTTATTCAGACGTCGCGCGATAATGGCACGACCTTCTTTGAGCAAACGCTTCAAATTTCTTTAAAGAAACAAGATATAGCAATGCACAAGAATATTAAACTACTTGCTTACGGCAGACCAAGAATAATTGTACGCACTATGACTGACCAATTTTTCTTAATGGGATTGGCTCAGGGTTGCGATACGACTGCGGGTGAGGTATCAAGCGGAGCTGCGCTCGGCGACTTCAATGGCTACAAGCTGACATTTGTAGCGAGCGAGGTGCTACCTGCGAACTTCATTGATGCATCCTCAGAGGCTACCTTAATAGTTGCTTTTGCAACATCAGGAGGAGACTCAGCGGTTATCAAAACAAATTAATACGTTTATTCCTTTCATAACGTAGGGCGCTTTTCGGAGCGCCTTTTTTGTTTTAAAAGGTAACAAGTCAAAAAAAAAGAGGTTATAGGGTTAGAATGGTAATACTACAACAAATCGGAACGGAGCAAAGTATAAGGTTTATACCGAGAACTTCAAGCTATGACGGTCTTTTCATAACGGATGACCAAACCAATAAGGAAGTCCAGGTAACTATTGCAAGCAGCGTTCAAGGCGATTACTTTGATACTATCAACGCAACTTTTACTATATTGCAGAATCATTTTTACAACTTGGAAATCCGCAACGGATCCACGGTTGTTTATAAAGACAGAATATTTTGCACAAATCAAGCGGTAGATTCCTATTCAGTAAATGAAGGTAAATATACAAGCATACCGTCAAACAATGAATTTATTATAATATGAGTAAAGACGTTCACATTTTAGAATTAGCAGCATACGAAGCTCCTGTGATTTCGGAGAGCAAGAAAGATGACTATGTTAGCTTTGGCGATGACAATAATTATTTTCAATTCTTAATCGATTGTTACACAAATAGCACTACTCAAAACGCGATTGTAAACAATATTAATCGCCTTGTTTATGGAAAGGGTTTAAATGCAACAGACGCAAGCAAAAAGCCTAATGAGTACGCTGCAATGGTTTCGATGTTCAAGAAAGAAGACGTTCGAAACTTAGTAAGTGATTTAAAGCTTTTAGGTCAATGCGCGATGCAAGTTATTTACTCTAAGGATCGTAAAAAAATAGCTGCGGTTCATCACATGCCTGTTCAACTTTTACGAGCAGAAAAGTGCAACGAGGAGGGCAAGGTTGAGGCATACTATTATTCGGATAATTGGACAGATTTAAAAAACTACCAACCTAAAAAAATACCAGCTTTCGGCTTTTCAAATGAGCCTATTGAGATTTATTACGTTAAGCCTTATTCGGTAGGTTTAAAATACTACGCTTTGCCTGATTACATTGGAGCATTACCATATTGCACCCTTGAGGAGTCAATAAGCGATTACTTAATCAACGAAGTAAACAATGGCTTCGCAAGTCGCGTAGTTGTGAATTTTAACAATGGACAACCATCGGAGGAGCAACAAAGAATGATTAAGCACAAGGTTATGCAAGGCTTAACAGGAACGCAAGGCGAGAAGGTAATTGTTAGCTTTAATTCAAATGCGGAATCTAAGACAACGGTTGATGCGATGCCTGTAAATGATGCACCTGACCTTTACTCAACGCTTGCAGAAGAATGCCTCAGAAAGATAATGCTCGGAAATAATATTACGAGCCCCCTCCTCTTTGGCATAGCTTCAAGCAACGGATTCAGCTCTAATGCCGATGAATTGGAGAACTCTTTTATTTTGTTTGACAATATGGTAATACGACCAATGCAAGACCTGTTGATTGATGCCTTTGACGAGATTTTAGCTTTTAACGGTATATCCTTAAACTTGTATTTTAAGACGCTTAAACCGCTTGAATTTACCGACTTGGATAATATGGTAACAGACGAGCAGAAAGAGGAAGAAACAGGCTTAGCATTAAGCGGAGAGTATGTTGGTAAGGCTTTAATTGAATTAGGCGAACAAGCAAAAGACGATTGGTTGTTAATTGATGAATATGAGGTTGATTATGATTTAGATGAGGAGGAAAATACTTTGCTTTCGAGCGAGATAGAAACCAAGCTAAGTTTTAAAGACAAATTAATCAATCTTGTTTCAAGTGGCACGGCTTTCCCAAATGCTAAAAGCGAACAGGATAAGATAATTGATGGTGTTAAATTTATAACACGATATGTTTACGCTGGAGAGTTACAAAAGGATACAAGAGCTTTTTGCAGAAACATGCTAAGCGCAAATAAGATTTATAGAAAAGAGGATATATTAAGAATGAGCAATACCTATTTAGGAGACGCATATACAAATAAAGATGGTCGCCAAGTTGGATGGGGAAAAGGCGGTGCTTTAACCTTTTCGCGATGGTTTTGGAAGGGCGGTGGCAACTGCCATCATCGCTGGAATAAGCAAGTTTTTGTTGCTTTTGAGGGTACAGGAATTGATGTAAGAAGTCCTAAAGCAAGCAAGATTGCAAGCGCAAAAGCTGCTAAGTATGGTTATGTAATTAAAAACGACAAGCTTGTTAGTCAAAGACCGATTGATATGCCGAATAGAGGATTTATAAAAAAGCAATAAAATGGCAACTGCATTACTTATTACAAGAGACGATATAGTACGATTCACGCAAATGAACGGAAACCTTGACACGGACACTTTCATCCAGTACATCAAGATAAGTCAAGATATAGAAATCCAGGAGATGCTCGGAACGGATTTGCTTAAAAAAATTCAAGCAGATATTGTTGCAAGTAATTTGGTCGATCCGTATTTGTCTCTATTAAACGATTACATAAAAGATTGCTTGATACATTTTGCTTATGCAAGATACTTGCCTAATGGAGCTTATACGATTTCAAACAAGGGAATTTACAAACACAACTCCGAGAATAGTGATACGGTATCAAAAGACGAAATAGATTATTTGGAAGGGAAGGCAATGCAGACCGCTATGCATTACAAAGAGCGTTTTGTTCAGTACATGAACTTTAATCAATCGTCTTTTCCTGAGTACACAAGCAATAGCGATGGAGACGTTTTTCCAAGCGACGACATAAACTTTACAGGATGGGTGATGTAGTAAGATACAAAGCAAAAAAAAAGGACATAGAGAAACTAAAAATATATTTACAAAAGTTAGAGAATGGCAGATATCAAGATAAGTCAGATAAGTGCAAAAAGTAGCAACCTTGCAAGCACGGATGAATTTGCGATTGCGGAAAGCGATGGCTCAGGCGGTTTTGTATCTAAGAAAATAAACGGAGCGCAACTAAAAGATAGTACCTTAAATGCGCAAACGGTTACTACTTACAACTTAGTTTTAACTGATGCACATAAAACGGTAACGCTAACAAACGGAAGCGCAATAGATGCAAGAATCCCATTGAATAGCGGAACGGCTTTTCCTATTGGAACTCGGATCGAACTTTTGCAAGGCGGTGCTGGTCAAGTAACCGTAGCACCAACATCGGGCGTTACGTTAAACTCAAGCGGAGGAAAGACGAAACTTGCAGCTCAGTATGCGCAAGCAACAATTTTAAAAGTCGCTACAAATACTTGGTATTTATTCGGAGATATAACAACTTAAGAAATGGCAAATACAATAGATTGGGGACAAGGTTCAAAACAAAACAGTATTGATTGGGGACAAGGCGCAACCGACAATACTATTAATTGGGGTAAAAGTCAAACGCTATCTCCTG